TTATTTTAATAAACGCTTGATAGTTGATGAAGGGATTATATCTTCATTTAACGAGGATTTAGTCTTACAAAGAAATAGTAGTGCGAATCATCAAATTAAACTAGATTCTGTGGGTGGTGTTGGTAGAGTTTTAGTTAAGACTAACTCTTATGGTGCAGGGTTCCAAACTCGTTCTTTTTTCGGAAGTACAATGATTGCACCATCGGATGTAGGTGATGGTGTTGTTAATGGATTTGCATGGTCTACAGGCTCTAATAGCTTTTTTCCTGCTCGTTCTGCTAATACATCTTTGTACCGCGATAACGTAGCAGACTGTGGTCATCCTAGTGCAAGATGGGATGATATATACGCAACTAACGGCACTATCCAAACATCTGACGAAAGAGAAAAGCAAGACATAGAAGCCCTTAGTGAAGCAGAGCAACGTGTAGCTGTAGCCGCTAAAGGTTTGCTACGCAAGTTTAGATGGAAGGACAAGGTTGCGGCAAAGGGTGATGATGCTCGTATTCACTTTGGCATCATAGCTCAAGACCTAGAGGCGGCATTTACAGCAGAAGGTTTAGACCCAAGCAAATACGCTATGTTCATTAAGACTGAATGGTGGGTAGGCGACAAGGTATACCCTGCTGTGGCAGAAGAAGTTGACGAAGAAGGTAATGTAATTACAGAGGCAGTAGAAGAATCTACTGACCCAGAGCATCATTATGACAACCAAGCAGATGCCCCTGCTGATGCTGTGTATCACTATCGTATGGGTATACGTTACTCAGAACTATTAGCTTTTATTATATCAGCTATTTAAGGAGACTTATTAATGCTTGCTGAACTTGCTATTGCTAACTCTGCCTTTGCTATAATAAAGCAAACGATAGCTAACGGACAGGACTTAACTAGAGTAGCAAAGCAAGCAACATCATACTTTGATTCTAAAAGCGAGATAGCTAAGAAAGCAAGTAAGAACGGAAACAAGTCTGACATGGAAGCATTCATGGCTCTGGAGACTCTAAAGAAGCAGGAAGAGGAACTTAAGGAGTTAATGATATATGCAGGTAGAGCAAACCTGTATGATGATTGGTTACAGTTTCAAGCCGACTGTAAACGTAAACGTAGACAAGAAGAAGTAGAACGTCAACGTAAAAGTATAAAAAATAAAGAGTTAGTAACAAACATAATCACAGGTGTAGTTGTAGTATTAGTGGCTGTACCATCTATTATAGGTTTAACCTTTACCATTGTAGGATTATTTGAATAGGAGGCTGTTGTGCCACAACTAGACGGAATTGCAGAAGAGACTAAACAGGTAGTAGATGTAGCCGCGGCAAGTACAGGAGTATTGTCCCTTGTCGCGTGGCTACCACCTATTGCTTCTTTACTAACTATCATATGGCTTGGACTGCGTATATACGAAAGTGATACAGTTCAGAAACTATTAGGTAAAAAATAATGTTAAACTTAACTTCATTAATCGCCCCAGTGTCGGGTCTACTAGATAAATTTATAGAGGACAAAGATAAAAAGAATGCCCTTGCCCACGAGATTGCAACGATGGCTACAAAACACGCACAAGAGTTGGCAAAGGCGCAGATTGAAGTTAATAAGACGGAAGCGGCACATACAAGCCTCTTTGTCGCAGGTTGGAGACCTGCTTGTGGATGGGTGGCTGTACTTGGGATGGCAGGGAACTTTTTGGTTATACCAGTGGCGAACTTTGTACTTGCTCTGGCTGAATCTGCGGTCACTGTTCCTGTTTTAGATTTAAGCCAGATGATGCCTGTCTTGATGGGTATGTTAGGTCTAGGTGCTATGCGTACTATGGAAAAAACTAAAGGCGTACAGAGAGAGAAATAATGGTTATACAAGTTGGTAACTTAAGTCCTTTTGCTAGTCCGTTTGATGCTGACCCTTTCTCCATTACTGAGGAAGAATTAGCAGGTGAACGTTTACAACCTGTTGAAAATGGGTTAGTAGAGGAAGGAGACTTAGGTACGGCTTTTGATTTATCAACAACTGTAACTAACCCAGATACAGGTATTAAGGCGTTTCAAACCACAATTAGAGAGCAGGACTATGGTGAAGCCCCTGTATATACTGATTCTGATATAGCCTTAAATAACTATTTGGACTTCTATAATAGAGTACGAGAGCAACAAGAGTTTACTGACAGTGTATATAACTACAATCAATATGACCCTAGTGATTTTGCTCGTATGGGTTTTGCAGGAGCAAGGGCTGTTTCAGACAGAGCAGGTGTTGACGTAGTACAGGACTTCTTAACTGAAAACGAAGTGCCTCTATCTAAAGAGATAAATGGTCAAACCTTTTACTTAAACACTGGTATAGGAACGCCAGAGTCCTATGGTGCTAGAGGTGATGGTGAGTATGTCAACCTCGGTGGCGTGGGTACATACAGCACAGTATTTGTTGAAGACCCTTCTGGTATTGAAAGGGCTTTGACTAACCCTTTAGTAAGTACACTACTTACAGCCGCACTGCCCCCTGTTGTGCGTAACGCAATTACAGTAGCAACGGCTGATGACCCTGTAAGAGCCGCTGTGGGTATGCTAGGCGGTCAGTACATTAATGATGCACTAGGTCAAGCAGGGTTTACTGGAGAGACTTTAGGGCTATCTCCAGAGCAGTTTGAGTCTGCTATAAACTCTACTGTAGAAGGTGTGACGCAAGGTGAAGACCTTGGTGAAGCTGTTGTAAGTAGTTTTGGTAAAGAGGTTGTAAGTAATGTAGATATAGACTTACCAGAGTTTGACATAGACTTACCCTCTTTAGGTCTTGACATTGACACACCCGAAGCTATAAAACAACTAGAAGATGTTATTAAAGAAGGTGGTTCTGCTGTAGAAGATGTTATAAGAACAGGGGGAGAAGTATTAGAGCCTGTGGTACAGCCTATAGTAGATGCCGCAAGCGATATAGGTAGACCTATAGAGGATGTGGTTAGAGAAGTAGGGTCAACCGCAGAGGACATTGTAGAGCCGTTTAAAGACACCTTAGAAGATGCTTTAGGCGGTGTAGACCTTTCTTCATTAGCAGGTATAAACATGGATGGTACATATAGACCACCTGTTTCCAACATACCTACACAAGTAGAAGAACTGTTCAGTGATGAACTATTTAAATTTGAAACAGAGATTGGCATTTCACCAGAATTATTTGAGTACGAAGAGTTTTATGATAACGACTTAATGCCAAGAAGACAACAACCAAGGACATATTCATTCTAATGACTTACTTACAACTTGTAAACAGCGTACTACGCAGACTAAGGGAAAACGAAGTAACTACTGTTGACCAGAACTCTTACTCTAAACTTGTAGGTGAGTTGGTTAATGATGCTAAACGTATTGTAGAAGATGCGTGGGACTGGTCAACATTAAGAGACACGCTGACTGTAGACACAGTAGCAGATACATTTAGCTATGCACTGACAGGTACTAACTATCGTTCTAAAACCTTAGATGTAATTAACGACACATCAGATGCTTTTATGAAACAAGCTAGTTCTTCTTGGATGAACAAGGCTTACTTGATTGAGACACCCCCAAGTGGTTCTCCCTTCTACTATTCTTGGAACGGAGCAAACGCTAATGGTGAACTGATTGTAGATGTGTACCCAAAGCCCGATGCAGTATACAGCTTACGTTTTAACTTAGTACAGAGAACAGATGACTTTACATCTGACAGTGACACACTATCTGCTCCCTCTGCTCCTGTTGCACAGTACGCAACAGCGTTAGCCGCTAGAGAGCGTGGAGAGACAGGCGGTACTAGTGCGGCTGAATTGTTTGCTTTGGCAGATGCTACACTAGCTGATGCGATAGCTTTGGATGCCGCAAGATTTCCTTCTGAAACTATTTGGACTTATAATTAATGGCTCAAAGATTACAGAACATTACAATCCAAGCTCCTGCTTTTGCAGGTCTTAACACACAGGACTCACCAGTAGGTCTGGATGCTTCCTTTGCGGCTATAGCTGACAACTGTGTTATTGACCGCTTTGGTCGTGTAGGTGCAAGGAAAGGCTATACAACACTAACAACCAACGGCTCTAGTGTTTTAGGCAGTAGTCGTGGTATTGAAACTATATTTGAGTTTGTAGATAAGAGTGGTGACAAACGTATTATATCAGCAGGTAACAATAAAATATTTACAGGCACAACCACTTTAACTGATGTCACACCTACTGGTTATACTCCTACAGCTAACAACTGGAAGGTAGTTAATTTAAATGACCATGTGTATATGTTTCAACGAGACCATGAATATGTACTAGGTACAGACCATGGTGGCTCGTTTGTAATGGAGGAACACTCAGCGCACTCTCATGCTACAGGTACTCCACCAGAGGCTAATGAAGTCTTAGCGGCATACGGCAGACTATGGGCGGCTGACATTACAGGTAATAAACATACTGTGTACTGGTCTGACTTACTAAATGGACACCATTGGTCTGGTGGTAATTCTGGTTCATTAGATGTAACTAGTGTGTTTCCTAATGGACACGATGAAATAACGGCTCTAGCGGCTCACAATGACTTTTTAATTATCTTTTGTAAGAACTGTATACTAGTGTACTCTGGTGCTTCTAGTCCTGCTTCTATGACCCTTGTAGACACTGTAGAGGGCGTTGGTTGTATAGCGCGTGACTCAGTACAAAACACAGGTACGGACATACTGTTCTTATCTAAAGATGGTGTACGCTCGTTTGGTAGGACTATACAAGAAAAGTCTATGCCTATGCGTGACATCAGTAAGAATGTGCGTAATGACTTATTAACTTTTGTTGACCAACAGACTAACCCTATTAAGTCTTTATACAGCCCAGAGGAAGCGTTTTACTTACTAACGCTACCAGACAGCAACACAACGTACTGCTTTGATATGCGTACTTCTTTACCCGATGGCTCACAGAGAGCAACAACATGGTCGGACATTACGCCCCTGTCATTAGCTAGGCTGACTGATGGTACTATATACATAGGTAAGAGTGATGGGATTAAAACCTACACTGGTCATGTAGATGGTTCTTCTTCTTATACTATGAGTTACTTTAGTAATCCAATGGACTTTAATAGCCCCTCTAATTTAAAGTTTCTAAAAAACTTTAGGCTAACAGTAATTGGAAACTTGTCAGCTACAAGTGTTTTAAACTGGGGTTATGATTATACAACAGACTATACAAAACAATCATTTTCTTCTGGTTTAAGTAATACAACACAAGCAGAATATAATGTAAGTGAATACAATACAACCGCTGAGTACACTACAGGGGTTGACATACAGCTTCCAGAAGTAGCAGGTACAGGAAGCGGTACAGTAGTAACTGTGGGTGTTGAGTCAACTATAAATGGCGCACCTTATTCTATACAAAAACTTGATATACACGCTCTATTAGGGAGATTACTATAATGTCTGATTACACTAAGACAACTAACTTTGCGGCAAAGGATACACTCCCTTCTGGCAACGCGGCTAAGGTTGTAAAGGGAACTGAGATTGACACTGAGTTTAATAACATAGCAACAGCGGTAGGAACTAAGCTAGATACTTCTGGTTATACTGCGGCTGATGTACTATCTAAACTATTAACAGTAGACGGCACAGGTACAGGTCTTGATGCTGACAAGGTTGACGGATTTAATATTTCTACTGCATCGTCTGGTACTGATTCTAACACTATTTACTTTAGGACTTCATACTAATGCCAATATTTGTAGGCACATCTGATATAGATGATATTAGAGTAGGTGACGATTCTAGTATATTTCATTCGGTATGGAAAGGCTCAACTAGGATATGGGCTAGACCTTTGTTATATACTTTAACAATAGGTACTTTGACTAATAGCGTAGAACAGAGAAAAGGTTTTGATACTAGTTCTTCTATAGGAAGTATTGATTTTGTATCTGGTCACAATCAATTAACAAGTGATTGGTTTAGGTCTCTTGGTGGTCAATCTCATAGTCAATATATTTATTCGTTGTATCATTTAAATGAATTTGCTAGTAATACTAATGATGGTGTTATTCTGACAATAGGTTCAACTAATACATCGGCACAGGGTATTCCTAATACAGATGCTACATTTAGTAGACTTAGTATTGACGATGATGTTTTTAATAGGACAGATGCTACTTACACATACAACTTTGGAAGTAATTTTACTACTTGGAAATGGAGTACATCTACTAGCCCCATTAAAACATCGGGAACAGATAATATAAGGTTTGATAAGCCATGATAGAATATACAACTAAACAAGACGGAAGTGCTGTATTGGCGTGTTTTTCTACTGATGAGTATTTAATAGAAGTTCCAATTACAGGATTAACTGATGAAACAGAAATACAAAATAAACTTAGCTATGCTTTAGAACAAGCACAGAATATGGATTGGGGAGAATAATAAAATGGTTATGTTTGGTGGAACAGGTGTATCACCTTTAACTCAACCTACAGGTGTTACACAAAATGGGTTAGGAAATGTACTAGGGTCAGTAGGTAACTTTTTAACAAGCGGTGGTGTCAATCAGTTACTTACTGGTGCAGGTGGTTATTTGTTAAATCAACAAGCTATAGAAGACGTTGAGGCTTTAGGAACACAAGCACAACAACAGCTTACAGATTTAGGTCAACAAGTATATGAACAGGCTCAGTTTCAGCCTTTTACTGTTACCACAGGACTAGGTACTACTACAACAGACCCTACTGGTAGCGTATCTGTAGGTCTTACTACAGAGCAACAGGCGTTACAGAATCAACTCTTAAGCCAAGCCACAGGTTTGTTTGGTCAAGTCGGTGTCTCCCCTGCCGAAGCCCAAGCAGACATCTATGAGCAAATAAGAGCCACACAACGCCCAGAGGAAGAACGTCAGCGTTTAGCTATGGAAGAACGTCTATTGTCTCAAGGTCGCTTAGGATTGCAGTCAGCCGCGTATGGTGGTTCTTCTCCCGAACTACTGGCTATGGAGACTGCACGACAAGAAGCTATGGCTAGAGCAAACTTAGGTGCTAGGACTCAAGCATTAGCTGAACAACAACAAGCCCTAACAGGGGCTACTGGTCTGCTTGGTGCAGGATTTATGCCACAGCGACAAGCCTTAGATGCGTTACAGGTTGGTGCTATTGTTCCTCAACTAGCACAGAGAGGACAGCTAGGCGGTGCAGAACTACAGTCACAACTACAGCGTAGTGGCTTAGAGGCTAACTTAGGAATGATGGACTTAGCTAGTAGGTTACGCCAACAACGTGACAGAGGTCTGATGGAAACATTACTAGGTAGACAACCTACATTACAAGAGCAAGCAGTGGCTCAGTATGTAGGACTTGACCCTAAGCAGTTAGCACAACAAGGCGCATTAGATTATATTGGCGGTCTTTTAAGCGGTAGAATGAGCGAAGAAGCGGCTCAAGATGCTGTATTAGATTCTTTTTATGGTGATGACATAGAAAATATAGATGCGGTTCTTAACGCGTTGTTAGGAGATTAATAATGGC